AGCATTTTGTTTACGATTGTATTGAAAGGAAAACTAGAAGCACTGGTTGGATGAAATATGTTTCGGGTTGTCAATATTATAAGAAGGAAGCTCTGAAGAAAATGTTTGAAGCCAAGGGGTTTCGAACAGTTCATGAAGCGTGGCAACGAAAGAATTATGTTTTATTTTTTTACCATCAAGAAGGAGATATAACTCATTCTCTACAGTTAGAAAGCGGAGAGGATTCGCGTTCCTTTCGTGAGAAGAAGAATAGGAAGAACGTTCTTACATCAGATGATTCTGAAGATATTCTTCCTCCAGAGATTCGAGAAGATGTTAAACTACAAAAAGAGTTTGCAGCTAAACATCGAGAAGCTCTTAACCAAGAGCGTATAGTGGCTGAGCACAAAAAGAACACAATGGCAGCATTATTTAAAATGGGTGGAAATAGTGCTAAGACCGATGGTAAGTTAGAGAATCCAAAGATTCGGCGGACCCCGAAGAAATTAAAAGATAGTAGGAAGACTAGAGTTAAGAAGACTGCTCCTTTTAAAGGGGAGAAGGAGAAAAAGAGTAATACTACTACAGCTATCCTTCGAGATAGTGATACCGATACTTCTAGGTCGGAGTCTTCCTCTGAGCTCTCGAAGATGAATTCGAAGAGTAGAGTATCAGAGACGTTAGCTAGTGACGATAGTGAAGATGCTGCGGAAACAGATAGCTCAGATTCAGACAGCATTGATAAGCTTTATACTTTAAGTGATTGGGCGGGTGATTTTGTTATTGCCTTGCCAAAAAGAAAAGATGTCGAGCAATATTTCAAAAGCCATGAGTCAGGATTGAAATTTGCCACAGCTAGACATTATCGAAAAGAAGGATGTGCTCACCCCATTAGTGCGGTTTACCGAGATTTCTGTGTGCGAGCTTTCTTGAAGAGAGCGGGTTATGCTAAGAAACAACTTACAGTGTTGGATTGGTATGGATCAATGAGAAATGAATATTTTTCACCAGCTCAAAATTTAGATTTACAATTGAACTGGATACCTGCTCCTATACACACTATTGAAGGTGATGTGGCAAGAGGTTTTAATAGAAGGCGGATTCCTGACGCCTTTGATGTAGTTTTGGTACAAGATGTGTATCAAAGTGGCTTAAAAAATGAAAACCCTTTAAATCCGGAAGAACTATTGATATTATGTGATGCTTCTAACACAGGGCAAGTATATATTATTGCTCGTAGTTTTTTTGGACATGCCGGTATGGATTCCGAATTGTATGATGAAGGATTGTGGGTTCGAGACATTGACACCAATTTTATTTTGTTCTCTCCAGATGTGACTGGAGTTAATTACGCACCTCATCCGGATATAAATTGGTTTATACTCACCGATCGTACATGGGCTTATCAATAGCTGATTTAGCTCATTTTGGACCTTATAAATTGTTTTGTGTTATGCGGGAACCAGAATTAGCTCAGCCCTTAGCTTCTATGGAACCACCACCGGAAATAGGGGATATACAATTGGTTCCTGTCCAAAAACAGTATTGGGTTGGTGAGAAGATTTATGAGTGGTCATTATATTTCCGCTATCCTGTAGTGATTGATGCTTTAGCTTATCCTACCCATTATCTGGTTCATATCCCAACTTTTAGAGAGAAAAATTTAGTTTATAGAGGAAAAGCTATGTCTGGAATTTTACTTGATGCCGTGCGAGCGTTAGTTAATACTGAATTTAGTAATAACACACTCACAAAGCGCTTGAAGAAACGATTTCCTGGTTTTTTAACGAGAGTGATGGGCGATACTGTAAGTGCCATTATTTACGATGGCCGAGAAAAAGAAGCGTTACATAATTGGTCTGAGATAACTAAATTCACGAAAGTGGAGGAAAGATTAGCTGAAGTGCGCAATCCAGGTCGGTACCCTGGAGCCTCATACCAGTGTTCTGCATTCGGAGCCTCAGCGGGAATCTGTATTGGTTCTGCTTTTGTGTTGTTTTTAATGCGGAAATGGTTGTTTCCAGCATCCGCTGATTTAAGAACTAACACATTACAAAGAGTATGTTCTACCGTGAAAGAAGTTGGTTTTTTGTGTTTTGATGGCGTAAAGAGAGTGGCCCTAGCTTGTTCTGATAAGTTATCAATTACGATTGAAGACTCTTTGTTGTTATCAGAGGGTCTCAAGCAACAAACGTTGGCTTTAACTAAGTCGTTCTCGATTAAAACCTTCTTAGACGTTTTCTTTACTAAAGTGACAGCCATAATAAGGAGTGATGGATTCTATCCGTTGTTGATAGCTCCTATACTGGAAGAAGCGATAAGAACCTTTTCACCGACCACTAGTTTTCTTCTCAATCACGTTTATGAAACTTTAGATAAATGGATGCGTTATGGACCATATTCGGCTGTTTTCAATCTTGTGTTTCATAGTTATATGAACATATTGAGGGATATACAAGCCCCTTTCTGGATGAGAGTGTTCGTTCACGCTTTTAACAATTTCGTAGCGTATCGAAATGGAGCTTTGGAAAATATGGGAGCTTCACAAATATGGGTTACTCTGTTGGGAATTATGTATTGTTACCAGAGGAAAAATAACTCTAAGACTTGGAATCCTGAATTCTTTTTAAAAACTTGGGTGGAGCAAAGAAAAGAAGGGGTTAAAGATATAGATGTACAACAACCAATTCAGTCTTTACCTGAAGGAGCATCGTTACCAGCTTTTATAGAGGTTAGAGAGATGCCCATTCCCATTTGGAGACCGGCTACTGTGGAAACCATTCGAGTTAGGATAGATTACAAGGAATGTTCATGGGAAGAAGCTAAGATTTTCCTGCGCCATTATAGCGATACGTTGTATCGCGAGAGAGAACGTAATTTTATATATCCTATCGTAAGTCCATCAAATTTGATGGTGCGACCTTCTAAAGCTCCCATAAATTTGTTGAATGCTTTAGAACAGCGAGTTATGGCTGATCCCTTCCGTATAGCCAAGATTAAAGATCGAGAGGAGTTCTTAGAACATTTGGATAAAGTGTGGATGTCCT